GATTTTGATGGTAAAAAATTTCAAGTTACAAATGTTTTAAATGCTACACAGTTTCAAGTAACAGTCACAACATCGGGTACACCGGCAAACGCTGGCCCTGGTGGCAGCATAGATATTGCACCTTATGTTAGAATTGGTCCAGCCGCACAATCTTACGGTTATGGTTGGGGTATATCTGAGTGGCAAGGATCTATCGCTGGTGCTGCAACATCAACTTTAAACGGTGCACTATTAAATGATACAAATGGTACAGGTGGATCTGGAACAAATATTACATTAGCTTCAACAACAAACTTTAGCTCTGCAGGTAGAATTTTAGTAGAGGAAGAATTAATATCTTATGCATCTATTGCAGGTGCTAACTTACAATCTATTGTAAGAGAGGTAAATGGAACAAGCAAAGCTGCTCACTCAGATGGGACAGCTGTAACAGATGCCACAAATTTTTCTGATTGGGGTGAAGCAACAGTTGCATCGACGGTGCAACTAGAACCAGGGCTTTGGTCACTAGATAATTTTGGACAAGTATTAGTAGCAACAATTGCTAATGGTAAAACATTTACTTGGGATGCAGGAGGCACACTACCTTTAACAACAAGAGCTGCAACAACTACTTCTGGTTTTGCAACAGGTAACAACCCTACTGCAACAAGAGCTAGTTTGATATCACCAACAACAAGACACTTAATTCATCTTGGAACAGAAACAACGATAGGTGATCCTACAACGCAAGATGATATGTTCATAAGATTTTCTGACCAAGAAGATATAAATACTTATACACCTTCTGTAACTAACGCTGCAGGAACACAAAGGCTGCAAGATGGTAGTAGAATTATTGGATCTTTAAAAGCTAAAGAAACTATTTTGATTTGGACCGACAATGCTTTGTATACTATGAAATTTGTTGGTGCTCCTTTTACATTTGGTTTTGAACAAGTGGGTACAAACTGTGGACTCATAGGTAAAAATGCTGCGGTTGAAGTAGATGGTGTTGCATATTGGATGAGTCCTAATGGTTTCTTTTTATATGATGGTACAGTTAAAACGTTAACGTGTTCTGTTGAAGATTATGTGTTTGATCAATTAGATATTACAAAAGGTCAACAAGTAAATGCTGGACTAAACAATCTTTTTGGTGAAGTAACTTGGTATTACCCTACCACTTCATCAAGTTATAATAATCAGTATGTGGTTTATAATTATGGTGAAAGTGGCCCACAACTTCCTATCTGGTATATTGGAACGGAGGCTAGAACAAGTTGGATAGATGGAACAATTTATCCAAAACCTTTTGGAACTAAATTTGATTCTACTGCAGAGGGTACTTTTCCTACAATAGTTGGTGTATCAGGATTAGGACAAACTACTTTATTTGAACATGAAATAGGAACTGATCAAATAAACCCTGATGGAACAACCACGATTGTTGCATCAAATATAAAATCATTTGATTTTGATTTAGATATACAAGGCACAGCAGGTCAGTTCTTTTTATTTATGAGAAGAATATTACCAGACTTTAAAAATTTACAAGGTGATTCTAAAATTACAATGTCTGTAAAAAGATTTCCACAACAATCAGATAGTGCAACTACATTAAGTCCGTTTACAGTTTCGTCATCTACAAATAAAATAGATACAAGAACTAGAGGGCGATACGCAAATATTAAAATAGAAAATGATGGTGCTAGTCAATCATGGAGATTTGGTACAATTACACTAGACTTACAACAGGATGGTAGAAGATAATGGCAAAGATAGTAGTACGATTACCCGAACCAAAACAAGAGTATGACATCTCTAACCAAAAACAAATTAATAGAGCTTTGACTACTGTTGTAGAACAACTTAATTCAACATTTTTAGAAACAGAAAAAGAGGAGCAACAAAGATTTAATTTCTTTTTATCGTAATGGCAAATGTTTATAAAAATATACAAGCAACAATTAGTTCAGCTGGGTCTGATGTAAATATGTATACGTCACCTACAGCTACTACGTCTATTATTAAAACTATAAGATTATTTAACACTCATGGATCTGCTCTAATGGTTACGACAAAAGTTAGAGATAGCTCTACTAGCACTGATTTTGAGTTTAGCACAAACGTTGTAAATGCTAGTGATAGTGCGGATATGTTGACTTTTAATAATATTTTAATTTTAGAAGAAGGTGATATACTAAAGATGCAAGCTGCAACTACTGGTGTTATAAAGATGACAGCTTCAGTATTACAAATAACGAGGACATAATGCCATTTATTGAACAAGAAGCATCGCTAAGATACGAAGAAATTAACGGTAAAAGAGTGCCTATTATTACACCTCAGAGTGAGGTAACTCTTACTAATACCATAACAGGTAAAGAATATATGTCTGATGCAGAGGCTCAAGCTGATGTAAATGATCCTAGCTCAGACACTAAACAAGAACACATAAGAAGAGACGTTAAAATCACAGTAGAAGCACTACCTTTGGGCGGTGATTCTAAGTTGTAAAGGAGCAATAAATATAGTATTTTTACCTATGGCAATAACTAGATCACAAATAGCAAGACAATTACTTCAGCAGGGTGGGGTTAGTATGGTGGACCCTAGAATGCAACAGTCACTTGCACAAAACATAGCAGTAAACGAAGCCAATAGAGAAATTAATCAAGCGATGAGAAAGCCTGGTGGGTTAAGAGATTTATATCAAAAATATGGTTTTTCTGATCCACAAATTAAAACTCAATTTGCACCATCAATGTCAAGAAATCCAATGATGGAATTAGCAAATAGACAAAATTTAGTTAGAGCCATTGCAGGAAGAAGTGGACAAACGGGAAGTGCGGTAAATGTAAATAATTTTATTCCTGATACGAAATCAGAGCGAGAGAGGGAACGTGATCGAATAGTAGCAGAAAACCAAAGAATAGTTGAAGAGTATATTATGGCAGCAGGAGCCTCTCCTGGTATGGGACCAATAACATCAATGCCAAAAGCTATTGAAACAGATCAAGACTTAATAAGTAGACTTACAAAACTAACTCCTTTGCAGGCAACAAGTTTTGATCCTTTTGATCAATTAAGTGACATAGATCAATATACTTTATCTTTAGCATACCCAGAACTAATGGGTCAAAGAAGAGATACAAGTTTTATCCCTAAAGATATGGGTCCACCAACTGAGTATGAACTTTTTCAAACAAGATTTGGTCTTAAGAAAGGTGGTATGCCTACATTAAAAGATGCAAAAGAAAATGCACCTCCAGGTGAGTTTCTTGCATACATTAATCCAAAAGAAGCAGACATGTTAAGAGCCGCTGGTGGTTCTGGTATCATGACAGCTATGGGTATTCCAAGCTTTGTTGACTTTGGACCAGGCTTTACAGGAAGTATTGACACTGTTGGTCCGTCAGGATTTAGTACTAGTACATCTGGTCCAGACACTAGAGGAAGCACTGATCCATCCGGTGATGGTGGTGGTAATGAAGGAGTTAGAACACAAGATGTTTTTCCTAATATTGCTAATGTAGGAGCAAAAAATCTTCGTAGAGTTTCAATTACACCTTCAGGTCAAACAGATACTTTTAGATTCTCATCTCCTTTTGTAGCAACAGCTAAAGTTTTAGATAGAGGTTTTAGAAATTTATTTGGAACTGATAAAAAAAATTTAGCAAAAAGAACACAATTTTTAAGAGATGAAGGAGTAATAGGTCCCGGTGAAGAGGATGAGAAATATTCAGATGAATTTTTATTATCTGATGCTGGATTAGATATGTTAAGAGGTATGGGATACAAAACTATTGATGACATCATAAAAGATAATGATGGTGATGATACACCAACACTTTTTAGACAAAAATTAGTTCCTGAACCAGCGACCACGGAACCTGAAAAAACAGGTATAGAAAAAGTATTAGCTGATGCTGATGAGTTTAGATTCTTACTACCAGAAAGATTTAAATTAGAAGATGGTGGTATTGTTCCAAGACAAGGATATTTTGCAGGAAAACTTGTAAGAGGAGCTAAGAAAGTTGCTAAAAAAGCAGCTCGTGCAGTTAAAAAAGTTGCTAAAAGTCCTTTAGGTAAAGCAGCTTTAGCTGCGGCTGCGCTCTACTATGCACCTGCAGCAGCAACTCGACTTGGTGGAGCGAATGCTCCGGCAGGAAGTTTTATGCGTTTATTAGCTGATCAAAAACGTATGGCAGCATTTAAAACATTGTTACCAGGTGGTGTCAGTCCTTTTACAGGAGAAACAAGCGGTATTACAAAATTAATTCAATCATTAGGTGGTGAAACAGCTAAAAATATTACTAAAGATGCTGCAAAATCTAGTTTATTTAGAGATTTAGCTTTAATTACTGCTCCATCTGTTCTCGCAGGTGTATTAGCTAAAAAAGAAGAAGGCGACGAAGACTTAGATGCTGCCATTGCAAGAGTTAGAAAAGACGAATCTGGTCTACCAGAGTTATTAGCTGAATTTGATGATTTTAGGTTTGTAGTCCCAGAAGATTATAGACAATCAGCTGCAGAAGGTGGTATGATGGATTTAGGTGGTAATGAGATGGATCTTAGAGGTGGTGGTTTTGTTCCAATCGGTAGAGAAGAGAAAGCAGACGATGTGCCTGCTCGATTAAGTAAGAATGAGTTCGTTTTCACGGCTGATGCGGTTAGAGCAGCAGGTGGAGGAAGCGTTGATAAAGGCGCAGATCTGATGTATAAAACAATGAAACAACTAGAGAATAAGGTAGCATAATGGCAATACAAGAAACTAGAACATTACCCGCACCGTTTATTGAAACACTTGGTGAAGACTATGCAAAGCAGCTAACAAGACTTACAGCTGATCCTATTGATACGTCCAAGTTTGCACCTCAAGTAGCGGCACAAGACGCATTACAAGCACAAGCAGCGGCAAAAACAGCGGCTGGTATTGGCGCTTTTCAACCTTTTGTAACAGAAGCACAAAGATTAGCGGGTATGGACCCGACAACTCAACAAGTTACGGCTGCAGGTATTACAGCAGCACAGACACCGTTTATGTCTCCTTTCCAACAACAAGTTATAGACACAACACTAGCAGAGTTTGATAGACAAAGAGGAATAAGAGAACAACAAATAGGAGACGCTGCAGTTAGAGCGGGTGCTTTTGGTGGAGCAAGACAAGGTCTTTTAGAATCAGATTTCATGGCTCAGTCAGATCAAGACAGAGCA